AATATCCAAACCACATGAAAACACTCTACAGAATAGATAAAGTAGGAAGAATAGAACTCGATTGGGTTATTCCTGGGATACAAGATATTCGGACAATATTAAAAAACCCACACCTCTACGACCCACAACTTGTGAAATATTGTTCTCTACCGTTTGGAATAAAAATTGACATATAAATTATTAACTTGATATTTGTAAAGGTATCATTTGATCGCTGGTCAGCGTAAAAGACTAAAAAAGGCTGTAAAGGAATCGCCACCCAAGGAAGACATGGAAGCAGAAGAAAATCAATCAGTAACGGCCACTATTGAGCCATCAGAAAGTAACCAGTCAACCGACCGTCAAGAAGAGCAACAACAGGCACGCAACGATCAAGCGTACAATTGGGGCGAAGCGCGACGGAAAATGCAAGAATTAGAGAGAAGAGCTCAGGAACAAGAGGATCTTATTCGTCGACTTCAGGCCTCAGCGCCTAAAGAAAAAGACGATCTGGATGATCTTACAGATGACGACATTGTGACCGTTTCTCAAGCCAAAAAATTGGCGGCAAAAATGGCCCAAGAGGTTGCTCAAAACGTAGTGAAACAAAAAGACCTTGCTACGTTAGAAGAGAGAATCCAGCTTAAGTATCCAGATTTTGAAGAAATTGTATCGTCAAAAGCGATAGAAGATCTGAAAAAAAATGAGCCCGAGTTAGCCTATTCTTTAGCATCAATGCAAGATCCTTATCAACAGGCGGTGGCAGCCTACAAGCTTTTGAAAAAAATTGGAGGAAAAGACTCTATGACCTTGGAGCAGAAAAAAGCTCTAGAGAATAGGGCTAAGCCTCAGTCGTCTCAAACGATCATCAAAAATAGCGCCATAGGAAATGCCCATCTTTTTGAAAATGGTCTTACACCTGATTTGAAAAAACAACTCTATCAGGAGATGCAACAAGCAATAAAAGGCTTCTAAATCTTGCCAAATTAGAATGTAAATTTTAATACGGTTAGATATGTCTATTACAACTACATCCGTATTGCCAGCACCAGTACAGCAAAGCTTTAGCTTCAAGCTTCTATCGGTGCCAGTTCCCTACATGATCCACAAGATCCCAGCGGAATTAAAGGCAATGCCAAGAAATGGTGGTACGACTCTAAGAATGAGACGTTATAATCCACTTGCAACAGCACCAGTACCCCTAGGAAATAGCGGAGTAACTCCACCCCCACAAACTCTTACAGCGATCAACATTGACGCTCAAATGAGCTTCTACGGGACTTATGTTCTCCTCAATGAGCAGGTTACCTTACAAAATCAGGACCCTGTTTTAAATGAAGCAGCCCAAAGATTGGGCGTGTCGCTAAGACAGACAGAAGATCAGCTAATGAGAGATATGTTGGCATCAACAGCCTCTTTTATTAACTGCGTGAACGGTACCAACGGAGACGTTCCCACAGAAATTACCCGTGCCGATATTGATGTTGTAATCCGTACCCTTAGAGGGAACAACGCTTACAGCTTCTTATCTGGAGTAGATGGGGATCTAAAATTTGGTACAGCGCCTGTTAGAGATGCCTATTTTGCTCTTGGTCATACTGATATGATCGGGCAATTAGATAACGTGAACGGATTTATCCAAAAGTGGAACTATCCAAATCAACAAACCACCCTTGACGCTGAGTGGGGATCAGTAGCGAACGCTCGTTACCTATTGTCCTCTATCGGTTCAATCTCGGCAAACGCCTCAGCCCTTGGAGCAAATGTTTACAACTTGTTCCATTGCGGAAGAGAAGCTTTTGCAGCGATTGAGCAGGATGGGTATTCAGCTCAATTTATTTATAGACCCCCGATCTACGATGGCCCATTGGCTCTCAATGCTTCTGTGGGATATAAATTTGCAGAGGTGCCAAGAATCTTGAATGATACTTGGGTGTTCAATCTAAGATGTACTTTAGCATAAGGAGGCTGACATGAGTGCACCAGTTAACGCAATCTTGTCAGGTTCTTTTACATCTGACGGAAATGCACTAACTCTGAGCTTACCCTCAGGGTACAACGAAATCGAGTTGACCAACATCACCGATATTGGATCTACAGCAGCGGCAACACCAGTTATGAAGTCAAGAGGAACCTCCTCTATGCTTTCTGGCTCTGCTTATCGTAGTTTAAAAACGAATGCAGCAGCAACTAACGCTCTTGAAGAGACTATTTTAACAAATGGTTTTACATTTTTAGCAGACTCAGGATCTCAATCTTTGGGTGCAAGCCTACCGATTACAGGTATTTCCCAAGCTAATCCAGCAGTAGTATCTTTAGCATCTACAGCAGGTTTGGCAAACGGAGACATTGTAAGACTTTTTAGTTCTACAGGTATGTTACAAGCAGCAGGGATTGATTATTTAATTTCTGGTTTAGCAGCAAATACCTCTTTTGAATTGACAAACCTTGATTCTTCTGGGTTTGCCGCAGCTGCAACAGCTGGTAGCGTCAGAGAGGTATCTTTTAATCCTCGCTACTACCCAAGAAGAAGATTCATAACAAAAATCACCCAAGCAGCAAGTGCGGTTGTAACAACCTCTATTCCTCATGGGTATACTGCTGGGCAGGCCGTAAGGATTCTCTGTCCATCAGCATTTGGTATGACTCAAATTGATGGTCTTTTAGGAACTATCACAGCTGTTACAGCATCAACATTTACCTTGAACATTGATTCTTCAGCCTTCACCGCTTTTGCATTCCCAACGAGTGCAGTAGCAGGGGCAGGAATTACTCAAGCTCAAGTAGTACCTGTAGGTGAAGCAGCAAGTGGCTCCTACGCCAACCTTTTGGATGATGCAACACTCAACCAAGCGGTTTCAGGCGTAATTATTGGAACTTCGGTACAAACTTCTGGCAAACTCTACCAATGGGTTGCTAAAAAAGGTGTATCACTTTAATTTAACCGTGAGGCCCCCCAAAAAGGGGTCTCACCTTTGAGGACTATATGAAAAAAACTCTTAATGAATTAGAAAGCCTTTCTTCAACTTCGCATTTAACTCCCAAAGAAAGGATTAAAAAAATCCAAGAGGAAGAAACAAAAACTGTTAAAGGTCGATTCAGATGTTTTGAAACTCCAGGAGGATCTTTAAGAGTACAAATTAAAAAATACAAAGATGTTCCCATGTTCGACATGACCATGATGGACAATGAAATTTACGAAGTACCCCTTTATGTTGCCCGACATCTCAACGGAGTAGACCACTTAGCAAAAGATATAAATGGGAAAATCAACTCCTGCGCTTATCCTGTGCATAGCCACATTATGATTGGGGAAAAATGGTCTCCTTCTACACTAGATGAAATAGGAAACCCAGTTCCTCAGTTTGCAGTGTCCAAATGGGTAAGAAGATACGGTTTTGAGAGCCTCCAATTTGATACTCTTGGAGATCTGTAATGTCAATTAATTTTTTTGTCCCTTGTAGGCAAGAAATTAGCTCTATTACAAATGCTAACCCTGGGGTAGTTACTACGACCCTACCCCATGGTTACTTAGCTGGAATTATAGTTCGGCTTGTGATCCCTCTAGAATGTGGGATGCAACAACTGGCCGGCAACCAAGTTTTAGCTACAATTATTGACTCTACCTCTTTTTCTATTGGGATTGATACGAGAGATTTTGACCCGTTTCATGCTTCCGGCAATCAAAGTCCTACAGTCATACCGATGGGAGAAGAGGCTTTTACTTTAGAAAATTCTGTGAAGAATAATAACAATATACCCCCTGAATATGGATGGAGAACCCCTTAGAATTTAAAATTTGATTTAACAAATTAAAAAGGGTATATTCCTAAAAAAAAGGTGATTAATGACAGCACCGGCAACCCTTGGCACTATCCGAAATAAAATCCGCCGAATTACGGCCCGTCCTAATGCGAATCAGATTACTGACTCCCAAATTGATGAGTACATTAATACCTTTTACATTTACGATTTTCCTGAACACCTCAAACTACAGAATCTGAGGGTAAACTTCCAATTTACGACCTCTGCAAATATAGCGGTGTATGATTTTCCTAAAGAATATTATCTAAGTAACATGCCACCAGTCTATATAGCTGGCTATCAATCCTACATGACTCAGAGCAGAGAAAACTTTTTTAGGGTAAATCCGAGCTTAGACTTTTTGCAACAACAGATTTATACAGGCAATGGGACGCAGGGGCCATATACTGGTCAATCCTGCTCTCAAACGCCCATAATGAGAGGTTTTAAACAGAATCCTCCTGGGGCCTATTCTGCTAATCCAGTCCCTGTAAGAAAAATGAACTATCAAGTATTAATCTCCGGTATTGATGCGAATGGGAACTCCCAAACTTTAGTAGATGATGGGGGAGGAGCGGTTACAATCAATCAAACAGGAAACCTTTACGATGTTAACGATAGCTCTGATACCCCAACTGTTCGAGGAAGCATCAACTATATTACCGGAGCCGTTAGTATTCTGGCCAACGGGTTCTCATTTCCTATACCCTCTGGGAATCCTATTAATATTCAGTATACTCCTTATGTGGCTTCTAGACCCCAATCAGTAGTATTTTACCAAGATCAATTCATGGTCTATCCTGTTCCTGATCAGGCTTATATTGTCAGTTTTGAAGCTTACCAGTACCCAACAGCTTTTGCCTCTGCTCCTTCAAGTCAGGAACCCCAACTGAGGGAGTGGTGGCAACTTTTAGCCTACGGAGCAGCAGACAAAATATTTTCAGATAATGCAGATTTTGAAAATATGATGAAGTTTAGACCTCTTCTTAAAGAGCAAATGAACTTAGTACAAAGAAGAACAATTACACAGCAGACCTCAGAGAGGACGGCATCAATATATACCGAACAGTCTCCATTTCAGCAGTTTCCCTTCGGTAATACTTTTGGAGGATTTTAAATGTCAGGTTACACACCTAATATTCCAGCAGCAAGCGACAGACCATCCCAAAGCCAAGCTCAAATTCTTAGTAATTTTCAAACTTTGAATAGCACCTATGGGGTAGACCACTATGATTTTACAACTGCTACAACGAATCAAGGCAAGCATCAAAAAGTTACCTTCCCTGCCCAAGCAGGAGACCCAACTACAATTGCTAACGAGTTGGCGCTTTATGCAAAAAATGTAGGGGGAGATCTAGGTTTATATGTAAGAGAAGCCTCCAACGGTCAAATTTCTCAACTTTTTTCTTCTATTTCTTCTACAATAGCAGCTCCAAATTTTGTTGTTTTATTTGATGGATTAAAACTTGTTGGAACTACTGCGCCTGTACCTGCATTCAGTCCACCAAATAATTTTACAGTGACATACACATCAGCTTTTACTACTTGTTTTGGAGTTTTATTTTCAGCAGTAAGATCATCTGGAGCTGGCGCAGCCGAAATAGCTCTAACATCAATTTCTAATGCATCTTGTACTTTCCAAAGACCTGCTGGTGGGACGTGGGGAAACATATTTGTTGTAGCCTTTGGAGTATAAATGAGCTACAAACCCTATTACATAAGTTCTTTTGAAAATGATTCAGGGATAAATACCTACTACGAGCCATTTTTGATACCTGAAAAGGCGTTTCCAGCCCTTGAAGATGCTTGGGTATGGAGGGGTAGAGTTCAAAGAAGAAAGGGTTACTCATTTTTAGGAAGATTAACTCGAGCAGTTACTTTGAATTCTCCTGCAAATATCCCAGTGACTGCAAGTCCCTATGTAGTAGCAGATATCCTTTCATCAGTGAGAGCAACAGAGCCAAGAGCTGAATTAAAGCCCACCCAAACAAGAATTACTATTGATTTTGGGGGAGCAAACGCCACAATCTTTGATGATAATGGGCTAGGTGGTTGGACTTATGTATCAGGGCCTTCAACAATCAATCTAACGACCTCAACTATCTCCTATGTAACGGGTGCTATAACACTCAATTTTACTGTCGCTCCAGTGGCTGGTACAGCTGTTCGAATTGTAACTCAATATTACCCTGCTCTACCAGTGATGGGGATTAGAACTTGGGAAACTGGTGGGACGGTCAATGAAGAGTTGTCTATTTGTTTTGATACAAAATATGCCTACGCTTTCAATCCAACTACAGGAATATTTTTAAGCAGTGGGACAATAGGTACTGCTGTTTTTACAGGCCAAGACTATCAATTTTTTTGGACTTGTAGTTTTTTTAGGCTTGCAGGCGGTGATGCACTTTTTTGGGTAACAAACAATGTAGACCCCATTAAGTATTATACCAATGCTCTAGGCTGGGTAACGCCTACATTAAACACATTTAGCGGTACAACCCCTCCTATAGGGCCTCCAGGTGTTCCTCTAGAGTTGGCACTGATTATATTACCCTATAAGGGGCGTCTTGTTGTCATGAACACTCAGGAAGCAGGCATTAGGTATCCTCAAAGGGTCAGATGGTCTAGAGTGGGAAATCCGACCCTGGCAGACTCTTGGTGGAGCGATATAACAGGTTACGGCGGGTTTGTAGATCTTCCCACAGCTGAGCAAATTGTTTCGGCAGAATTTATAAAAGACTCTCTTCTTATCAAGTGTGAAAGATCTTCTTGGAACCTAACTTATACTGGGGATCGCAATTACCCGTTCTTGCCCCGTAAAATTAATACAGAGCTTGGAGCAGAAAGCACATTTAGTGTTGTCCCTTTTGATAGAGGAGTATTCACTGTAGGAAACTATGGGATCACCACCGATGATTCGGTTAACGTATCAAGAATAGACCAAAAGATCCCTCAGTTAGTCTTCAACATCAACAATCTAAATCAGGGGCCTCAAAGGGTTTATGGGATCAGAGACTATAATAACCAGGTCGTTTACTGGACATTTCCAAACTCTGCTGAGAACCCTAAGTTCCCAAATAAAATACTACTCTATAACTACGTTAACGAAACTTGGGCTGTATGGAATGACTACTTTACCTGTTTTGGTTATCTTCAATATGACAATGGAACTACTTGGTCTGGTCTACCGTACTCTTCTTGGTCTGAGTGGAATGAGCCTTGGGCTTCTGGGCAACTACAAGCTCTTTTTCCAAATGTGGCAGGAGGAAATAATCAGGGATTTATTTTAGGGGTACAGTCAGAAGCAGATAATGCCCCCTTCTATGCTATTCTTTCAGTTACAAGAACTTTTGTAGGTGGAGTACCGAGGATTAGAGTCACAACTTTTGAGCATAATTTTGGATCTGTAAATAGTTTTGCCTACATAATTATAGATAATTGCATAGGGCCCACAGCACTTAATGATAGATATTATCAAGCGGTGGTGGTTAATTCTAACACCTTTGACCTAAAATTTTACAATCCTGTTGGTGGTGGGTTTGATTTTTTTGATTTAGATCCTTTACCCACTTATTTTGGTGGAGGAACAATACAGCCCCTGAACAATATCAATATTACCACCAAGGTTTTTGCTCCTTTCTATCAAGAAGCAGATCAAGCTCGGGTAGGGTATATAGATTACCTCTTTGACAGAACCTCCAACGGAGAGCTTTTGGGGTCATTTTACATCAATGAACAGGATGTCTTCCCTATCAATACATTAGACTCTTCAAATAGCGGTAATTTAGGTACAGGGATCATAGAGACAAGACCTGGGCCCACAAATATTGTTCCTGTGCAACAAAACCAGAATAAAATTTGGGTAAGGCAATTTGTACAGGCTATTTGCCAAAACTTTCAAATAAAACTGACCCTTACTCCTGAGCAGATGGTGAACTACGGAAACAATTCTGGTTCAATACAGTCATCAAATATAGTTCTTCATGCTCTAGTGCTTTATATAGACAAAAACGCGAGGTTGACACAATGAAGTGGTTTTTTGGTTTATGGTTGTTCACAATTTGTACCTCCTGTACAACGATTAATATTAATATTGTACATTCTCAGGGTAAAGCAGAGGATCTAATTGACTCTACACAAGATGCTTCACCCGATGTAAAAGTAGACTCTAAAATTGATGCAAAGGTAGTCCCTTGAGTTACGGCCCTCCAAATACACAAACCGATTTTTTGCCGACGTATCAATTTTTCCCTGAAGATCTCTCTCAGCTGATGGTGGTCTTAACCGATATGTACATCACTATGGCAACTGCTATTAACCAAAGGCAGTTCGGAGGATTCAGCGTTGATGAACAATTGAACGGGCAATTTTTTACAAATCAAGCTGATGCTCAATTACCAAATAGCGGTTTTAGAAAAATATTTTACATTACAACAGCGATCCCAGCAGCAACAACAACGACTTTTGCTCATGGTCTTTTAAACATAAGCTACATAACAGCCATCTATGGAGGAGTAAAAAATATCGCTACGGGGGTATTTCGACCTCTCCCCTATGTAGACACGGTCAATGTAACCAATCAAGTTGGAGTTACAGTTGATGCCACCAATGTCAATGTAATCAATGGAGCAACAGCGGCTCAAATCGATACTGGAGTCATTGTTTTAGAGTATCTAAAAACTTGAAATTGGACCTTAAAAAAAATCTATGTAAACATTTTGTTTTAGCCATATACTGAGCCTAAAAAAAGGTTTACAGAACTATGACGATTTCTACAAATCAAGGGGGTTTTGGCTCTAGTTTGAGTGATCTATTTAGCGGTTTGAAACAATTTGTATTTGGTACACCAGGTAAAATAGAATCTCCTTCTACTTTAGATCCACAACAACAAGCTTTTTTAAAAAACCTCTTGGGTCAAGTCGATCCCAGCACTTTTGCTATACAAAATCAACCTACATTTCAAGCTGGTCAGTCGTACTTACAAAGCCTGTTGGGTGGCGATATTTCACAATTTCAAGCTCCCTACATGAGACAATTTCAAGAGCAAACAGCTGATCTAGCAGAAAGATTTGCAGGTCTTGGAGGCCTATCCTCTTCTGGATTTCAACAGGCTTTAGGTGGAGCAGCAGGGAGACTTCAGGAAAATTTAGCTTCTCTTAGAGGTGGTCTACAACAACAGGCTCTTGGACAAGCACTAGGATATGCACAAGCACCAGGACAAATGCAATTTGGTTTAGCGGGCTTAGGTTTGAGACCAAGTATTGAAAATGTTTATAAACCAGAAGACCCAGGGTTATTAAAATCAGTTTTGGCTTTATTAATTAAGTCTAAAATGGGTGGTTAACTTGAGACAAAAACACTAAACAAAAAAATTAAGGGAAATTTATGCCTATTACTGTGCTTCCAAGAGAAGAAGGATTTGGAACCTTAATTGGTCGAGGACTTGGCTCGACTTTAGGTGAACAATTAAAAGATTTTCAAGATAGAAAAAAAAATAGAAGTTTTTATGAAAATTTGGCCACTCAACTAAGTATGGAAAATCCAGAAACTTTTGTAAAAACATTTGAAGGAATTAATCCTCAACAATTTGGCGATTTTCTTTACAAAGCTCGAGAAACAAGTTTACCCGAAAAACTAGGGTTTGGTAGACCGCAAATGCCACAAGGTATGGAAGAGACAGAAAGGAAGGAATTTTTAAAAGAAAACTTCGATGACATGATAAAATCTCTTAGAGAGAATATAGATGTAACTGAAGTGGGTTACGGATTAAAAAGATTTTTTAAAAAAGGCATACCTTTAGGAAGTTTTGACCCTAAAATTCAAGAATTTAAAACGGCAGGAGATACAGCTGTTGTTATAGCGGAAGAACTGTTTAGGGAAGCGCAAGGTAGAGGATTGACCCAAAAACAAACCGATTATGTACAAAATAATTTTAAAGTAACTCCAGATATGACTACTGCTCAAGCTAATGCGGTCATTAATCGGTTAGAAAAGTTATATAAAGGGGTTTTACCGAAAGATGCTCCAAAATTGGAAAATGGAGAAAAAAAACAAAAAGTCTCAAGCGAACCTGTAGAAAAACAAGAAATGCAACCTCTTGAAAAAGTAGAAGGTCTCCCTGATGCAAAAATCAGTAAAGGTTTGACCTATAGAGATGAAGAGACTGGAAAAAGATATCGTTCAGATGGCAAAAAATGGACTTTAGTAAAGGGGTAAAAAATGGCTTTTGTATTAGAAAAAGACGAAGAGGCACTTGAAGAAACTCCAAAAAGTCGTTTTGTCTTAGAAAAAGAAGAAAAACCGATAAAATCCTCAAGACAAAAAGGGGCAGAAGCAATTCTTTCGGCTATAGGCCCTGGAGCAGATATTGCAAAAGGTCTTGTAAGAGGAGTAGGTCAATTTGGGGGTTCTGTAGTTGATTTAATTTCTAAACTAGCACCTTATATGCCTGGTATTCAATTTTCTTCTAGAGAAGAACAACAAAAAGCTGCTGAAGAATTAGGAAAATCTTTTGGTAGAGAAGGTATTACAGAAAAATTAGCTTCTTTGGGTGTACAAGAACCTGAAACAGTTTTAGGTCGGACAGCACAACGACTTGGTTCCTATGGCCCTTTTGCTCTTGGAGCAGGTTTTGTCCCGTCTTTGATTTCAGCAGGAGCAGGACAATTAGCTGAAGAATTAGGAGCAGGAGAGGGATTGCAAACAGCTGCAGAAATTGGTGCACCTTTTGCAAAAACAATTGGACAAGCGGTTTCTAAAGTCCCTGGAGCTATAAAAACTTTTTTAAAAACTAAACCTGGAACTTATGCTTCTGGTTTAGAAAAACCTTTTGTATCTGAGGCTCCTGAAATATTGAAAAAAGTTTCAAAAGTTGTTCCTGAGCAAAAAGAACAATCCATTAATTTTTTAGGCTCACAAGCAGAAACGATACTCGAAAAAATTAAAAACAAATTACCACAATATTCAAAATATGCTGAGGGGTTTGATTTTAAAGGTTATCATGATGAAATTTTTAAAGATGTCCAATCAATAGCAAAAAATTTCAAAGGGTCAATAGATACTGAACCCTTATTGAGATTCTTAAATAAACAAAAAATAGAACTTCAAAAAATACCTAATCCAACACAAGGGCAAAAAAACAGTTTAAAACAAATTATTCAATACTTAAAAAGTCAAAGAATTAAATATACACCTAGTGAATTAGCTATAGCAAAAAGATTTGGTCAAAAATTACCAATTTATAAAGGGGAAGATAAATTAGACACATTACTAAAAGTTTATAGAAATTTGAACGTGGAATTAGGTGAAATATTAGAAAAAAAATTAACTTCAGGAAAATTACCTCAATACAAAAAGTTTCTTGGAGATTACAAAGATGAAATTACTAAACTTTTTGATTCGCAATTAGGGCCAAGAAATGATTTCAATAAGTTATTTAAAACTAGTAATAGAAGTTATGCAGACTACCAAAAAATTGAAGAGTTAGAAAAATTATTACAGCCTTCAACTGGCGAGAAATTACTCCCAAATGATTGGACAAGATTAGCAAAAAACAAAGAGACTCCAAAGCTCGAAAAAGCTGTAGGAAAATCTATGGCTAGTGAGATTCAAGGTTTAGCTAGAGATATAACAGATGCTCAAAAAAACATATCAAAACTTAAAAGTGCAAAAACATTAACTGATTTAAAAGAAGGGCCAGCTGTAGCAGTAGCTCTAGCGACTGTAGCATTTCCTGCACTTCGTCCTTTACTAGCAAAAGGAATAGGTCTAGAGGTTGGAAGAAGAGGAATTGGTTATATTTTATTAAAACCTTCACGTATTCAAGCTTACAAAAATGCTGTAAATGCCCTAAAAAATGGTGATGTAAAAAGTTACAAAAATTATCTAGGGCCAATTATTAAAGCAGTAGGTGGCGAAGAGATAGAAGAGGATTAAAAAATTGACTTTATGATTTACAACTGGTAGGTTCAAATAAAATTTAAGGCGTAAGGAGTAGTATGAAACTACAACCTCAGGCTGGTAGCCAATATGGCTTGCCTCAGCCTCTTCAAAGCAGTTTTCCTGCACCTGTATTAGCAAAAAGAGCACCTACAGCAACAGACACAGGACACCCTATAGGGAGAATTTGGGTCTATAAGGGTTCAAATGCCTATATTCTTATAAATGTGGCTGGTGGTGTGGCTACTTGGACTCAAATAACTTAGAGGGTATATGTCATCAGCAGTTTCGGGGCTTACTTACTTTAACTCAAGAGCTCAGTTTTTCCCCTCAAAGGATGTAGCGTTCGGTTCCATAACGGCAAATTATACCGCATTAGGTGGTGAGTTAGGGCACAATGCTTGTATTTTAATTATTACTTCTACTCTGAACCAACCTGTTTGGGTAAGTTTTAATGGGGTGGATAATAATATATTAACCCTAGGAACAACCTTTCAAAATGCTAAGATAATTGATCTTAAAGCTAATGGGTTAGTACTTCCGGGTAGTACAATTATTTATGTGAAAGCTGTAGCAGGGCTTCCTACAGCAGGAGCTTTATATTTCGAATTTATAGGTGCATAATGGGTACAATACCTCCAAAAATTAATCTCTATGGGTTTCCTCAACCTTTACAAAATAATCTTCTGCCTCCTGTAGTAGCCAAGCGCGCTCCTACAGCTCAAGACACAGGATATTCTTTAGGACAAAACTGGGTAAATAAATCTACAGGTGCTTGCTATATTTTAGGGCAAGTAGCAGCAGGAGCAGCAGTCTGGGTGGCCGTGGGTGGTGGTGCAGTCGATGTACAGACCCTCACAGGTAACACTGGTGGAGTCATCAGTCCTGTAGCTGGAAATATCAATATTTTAGGCTCTGGTGATCTAACAGTTGCAGGTACAGCAGGGACCTTGACGATATCCAACCCTCAACAATTTGAGGCTACCGTAACTACAACAGACGCTACTCCTACAACTATTGCAACAGTTGCCTTAGGTGCAGTAGCAGGGACAGTATCAATTGACGTAGATGTATTTTGTTTTAATGCTTCAGGCCCAAAAGGGGCTTCATTGAACCTTTTTGGAGCTGTTAGGACTACTGGAGCCGCTGGAACCGTTATCGGAGTAAATAACTCTCTAAACGTGATTGACGGTGCTTTTGCAATTTCTGCAACAATTGTAGCTTCTGGTAATAATGCCTTAGTGCAAGTGACTGGGTTAGGGGGTACTACTATAAACTGGAAAACAAACGGATTTAGCAGGAAGGTAACTTAATATGGCTGGTTTTGTAAATGCAGTTTTGAACTGTGAAAATATTAATATTGGACCTGGACTTTCCGCTACGGGAGATTTTAACGCTAACGGACAATTGATTATCGGCGGTGTAGCTGCTCCAAACCTTGCTGTAGGTACTTTGACCGCAGGGGGAGGAATCCAAGTAAGCAACGGCCAAAATTCAATCACGATCTCTTCTACGGGTGGTGGTCATACATGGTCAAACATTAGTGCAAACCAAACTTTAGCGAATAACAATGGATATTTTGTAGATGCGAGTGGTGGAGCTATCTCTTTGGCACTTCCTGCAACCTCCGCAGTGGGTGATACTTATCGAGTATACCGTATAAGTTCAGGAGCAAATCAGGTCACAATTACTCAAGGTGCAGGCCAAGCTATTCAAATTGGGTCTTCAGCGTCAACCACAGGAGCAGGAGGATCTATTGCAACAACAGCCCAAGGGGATTGCGTAGAGATTGTTTGTCATACAGCGAACACAGGTTTTGCTGTTGCCTCATTAGTAGGAAACTTTACGGTAGTATAGGAGCTATATGCCAACAAATAACTCAATCAACTCACAAGATCCGATCCAAGTCGCAAAAGGCGGAACTGGTCAGTCAACGCTAACAACGGCGAACGGTATCCTTGCAGCAGGCACCACCGCAACAGGTGCTATTCAAAATATTGGTACAGGGTCAGCAGGTCAAGTTTTGACGTCTAATGGAACTAGTTTACCTAGCTTCCAGGCGGCTGGTAGTGGGGATTATGTTCTTTTAAAAACAGACAGTCCTTCAAGTGCAGCAAGTGTCATTTATGATAATACATATATAACAACAACTTATAAAACTTATGTTGTTATTTTTAATGATGTTGATAGTACCGGACTAGAATTATTTGTTTCAGATGACAACGGCGCAACATACAAAACTACTGGATATACTAGCGGTTTTTTTTCATTAGCTTATAACAATACGTCCGTGGGGAACAACAATAGTACAACAGCAGGATTAGTAACGAATAGCGGTGTTACAAATTTTAGCGCAAATATGATGATTTATAATCTGCAAAGTGCCCAAAGAACTTGTTGGAGCGGTATGGGGTGGTGTTCGAATAGTTTTTGGATGACTATTGCAGGCGAAAACAGTACGACAAACATAAACAATATTAAATTTCAACCGAACTCAGGAAATATCACAAACGGTTCATTTAAGCTGTACGGTTTAAAATAAAGATAGTTTATTAAAAAAGCCCCGTAACGGAATTTCTAGCTTAGGAAATATATGCCAACGAATAACTCAATCAACTCACAAGACCCGATCCAAGTCGCAAAGGGCGGAACTGGTTTGGCCTCAACGACTGCCTATGGTGTATTAGCAGGGGGCACAACAAGCACTGGGGCTATCCAAAACTGTGGTACAGGGTCAGCAGGTCAAATTTTGACGTCTAACGGCGCATCAGCTTTACCAAGTTTTCAAGCAGCTCCTGCTGGGGGTATAACAGGGCCAGGATCTTCTACAGACAGAGCAATATCAACTTGGAACGGTATAGCTGGAAGTGCACTTTTTGACAACAGTACAACAAAAATTGATAGCACAGGGCGATTTACAAATAGTGCGCAACCCTGTTTTTGTGCCATTCTATCTACTACCCAAGCAAATGTTACGGGAGACGGCACACTTTACACAATAATTTTTGATACTGAGCGTTTCGATCGTGGCTCTAATTATGATAATACAACTGGCATTTTTACAGCTCCTGTAACAGGAATATATCACTTTAGTGCTTATGCGCTTTATCAAAATATGAATTCAGCCACACAAGCAGATATTCGAATTGAGACAACAGCTAAAACTTTTCTTTTTGGAAATTATGCTGCACCAACCCTCAATGCAGGGCAAAATTGGCCAATCGGTTTTAGCCTTACAGTTGATATGACAGCAGGTGACACAGCTAAAATAATTGCGAATGTAGGAAACTGGTCAAAAACTGTCGCCGTATTCGGTGACACAGCAACGCCTAGAACAGGTTTTTCAGGATTTTTAGTATGTTAGGTACTTTGCAATAAAAAAGCCCCGTACATTTGCAAAACGGGGCAAAATCTTCTAGAAAAAACCCCAGTTTTTAGGCTGGGGAAAAAATGACGCATTATCAATTAGGCTTCAAACTCTAAGGGATATACATTTTTATTATCAAAACAAGGCAACGTTCTGAACAATATTTTTCACTCTCAAGCCAATCAAGGCCTAAGATCTTTTGGGTATTCTATTTTTATAGAATAGTTGTATTATAAACATGCCTCTTATTTAATTTCAATATAAATATAAAAAAACCCTCTCGAAACAATATCAAGAGGGAGGAGAAATTTGGTCATCCTCTGAGCTACGAACTCTTTGGACGGATGACCGACAAATTGTAATCGGAACGACAAATAAATAATAAAATAAGTTTAAATATCGTTACAATCTTTTTCTTTACTTATTGAGAAATAATAGTTTGAGGGTTTTTGAAAAGGGGTGAGATCGATTCCTGCTTCTATCATTTGTTTGTACGCATAAGTGGTAGGGCCTTTCTTCTTCTTCACTTTATAAGAGAAGCATTTATACTCGGTTTCAAAGGCCAAAATCTCTTTTTTGAGTTCTTCTAGGGTAGTTTCTAAATCTTTGATTAAACCTTGAATCTCGAAGTACTTATCGAATTTTGCTTTAAGATCTGAGGAATTATTGGAAACAAGTACCCCCTCGGGAGGAGACAAGGTTTCAACTCGTTTCCAAAACTCCTTAGCCTTATTACACATCTCCTCTTGTTGAGCTTTATCCGCCTCGACTCTTATGAAGTGACAAGTCTGTTGCTTAGAGTCCCAGATCGCTATATATCCCATTTCAAAACCTGTGATCATGAGTTGCCACTGCACCTGAGCCAACCAATAGGCAGGCACTTGATCAAACACAAAAGCATCGAATACCCGATTAGAGGAATAAGGGCTCTTGATCTCATAGAGGGTTCTATTTTTACGATCTAACCCGTCTAAAGAGCAACGGGCAATAGGGTACTCATCATCCATAATACACGGGGATTCAAGATTTATCCCCTTATGAGCTTCTATCCAAGCTTTAGCGATAGGCTCTTGCTCTACCCCATGTTTTATAGCTGGATTACTGGCTTGGTGTTCCACTTTATGGACTTTTTCATCGTACAGGTCAGCAATCTTTTTGTAAGGGTTTAATCCCATGATCACTGTAATGTCTGTAGCCGTAATACCCTCAGATCTCCAATTTTTCCACTCAGGAGTCTTCTGGATCAAATTTTCAATTATAAATGTCATGCTTCTTTCTCAATTTCAATTAAAAGGGGATTTCATCTTCAAAAGAGGGGGCTTTCTCTTTTTTTAAAGTGTGGGAGAAGAATTTATCCTCTTGAGACTCCTTCTTATTATTCAACACGTGGATAGCGTCAGCAATAAGGTTCCAGTAGGATTTATTGGTGTTCGGATCATGATTGATATCAAAAGTTCCAAACACGTAAATTCTTGTCCCCTTCACAAGAAGGGGCATAATCTTTTCAAAACTGTTTCCAAAAATGAGGACATCGATCCATTGAGTAACGGTCTCTTTCTTTCTTCGAACACCAACCCCTAAATTAAGTTTAATCATTTTAGAGAGGTCTTTCTCTTTGATCTGAGGATCTGAACCTAAATTTCCAATTACACTAAGCTTTAGCATTGTGTGCTCCTTTATTCAATTTGTCTAAGAGATCCTTCAAATCCTTTTTAGGGAATTTCTCCCAAGAAGAGACCCCATAAATAGATAGAGCCTTTGCTAATCGATCGGCTGGCCAGTTTTCTTGAAGGTGAGAAATATGCTCTTTAGTTAGATATTCTACCGGATCTTCTGCATCAGTATCCTCTTCACCACAAAGCGAAAGCAGTGCGCAAATGTTATAACGCATCGCATAGGTTGAAGCAGCTCCCATAGCCTGCATGGCGGACATGCGGCCATCGGCTTTTATCTCTAAAGGGGCACTGGTGCTAATGTACTCGCCTGACTCATGAAAGAGGTAGGTAACAAGGGTTTTGTTTTCTAAGTTTCTATCATGAGAGAGAACAAGCCCATTTGTACATAAATGCTTCTCCACTTTATCCAACACCTCTTCTAAAGGGGCATAAGAATAATAATTCTTTTTGGCTATTTTTCGGGGATTCTCTATTTTAGATTTAGCTGTGATGAGTGCTTTAAGTAGATTTGTGATGCTGTCAGATCTTAACATGTCAACCTCGGGTAGTTTTTTGTTGGTTTATTTTCTCGTTTAGTTTAGTATATCAAACAATTACACGCAACATAAAAATTGAAAGAGGCATTATGACATCGAAAGAAACTGACCCATTAGACAAACTCGGGCCGAATGATTTTATTACGATGCAAGATATTATCCCCATACCTAAAAGTTCTTACAGGAAAAACTTCCCTGTCTACCAAGCCCTTATGATTAAGCATTTTATTGTATTGGCTCACCAGATAGTCAAGGAGGTAAAAACCCAAACAAATGTTAGAGAGTACCTCAAACTAAGGCTCAAAGAAATAAAGGTTATTTTCCATCGAATGACCCCTAGGGCTGAATTTAAAAAAAGGGGAAACCAAATCTTAACTGATGAGCATATAAATAAACTTGTATCAGCACGCAAGCTAGCGAAAGAGTCACGCAAAGAGGAATTTAATCTCCTCTATTCCGAGTATCAAACTCTTGGTTTGACCGTGGAGCATATTCTCTCAAACTTTTTAGGAACAAAACTCTATTTTGATAAAATTTTGAATGGTACGGCTGTTCCTTCGAGAAATTTTTTAAACAGATTGAAAGAATTAATCGATCAAAGAAAAGAGGAGATCGGAAAAGAATAGCGAGTTTTTCCAAGATTTTGTAACTTTAGAAATCTCAAAAAAAAGAGGGCCGATTAAGCCCTCTAAACCAAAATCAATTGAAGCGAATCCTAAAACACTTCAATAGAGCGAAATATGAAAACAATATCAACAGGGTTTCATGAAACTAATAGGAGTTCATAAAAAACTATGTCAATACGGTTCTATGAAAGCACATTACCACAAGGACTTCACAAGTACACCATGACTAAGGACTTTACAATATCACTATGACAAAGGCGTTATCACTATGACAAAGGCGTTAACATCAAAGTACATTATTACTAAGGCGCTTACATGAAAGTACAATATTACTATGAATAAGGCACTGACATGAAAGTACATTATCACAATGACTATTTTACTAGAATTAGTAATTATTTTTTAGATCGATATTCTTCAATATCGAGTTCTCAATTCTCCCTCATGATTTGCATTTTTAGGCACACAGCAGGGCATAACAGAGCATCTTGCAAGCTCTCCCACTCTCAATTCGCCATAATGACCTCTTTAAGCAAGCAAACTGTTGCAAAAGGGATCAAAGAGCTTAAAGAGAAGGGTTTGCTTTTGATTGAAAGGGTCAACGGCTGCACCACTCAGTATACCCTCCCCGATAAATTCCTCACTGGCTCTTTTACAAAAATAAAAAACGGTTTTATAGATGAACAGCAAGCAAATCTGACCCCCAGCGAGTTTAAAAGCTATATCCTTCTTACAAGAAAAACCCACGGGTACCAAAAAACCACCGATCGAATAGCCAACAGTCAGATTTCAAAACTTTCAGGCAATTCCCTCAAAACCGTAATCAAATCTAAGTGGGGTTTAGTCAAGAAAGGATTGATCAGTTTGAACCTTTACAGAAGGTCAGTTTCGGAGGTCTCTGTACCCGAATACACCCTCGAAGAATATGTACCACCCCCCCTAAAAATTACACTAGGACCCCCTATAAAAATTACACACCAACCCCCCCTAAAAATTACACACACAAAAGAAAGAATAAAAATAAAAGAAACTAATACTTATAACTTAAGGTTACGCGCGAAGGGTTCGGTTCAGTTTTTTCAAAACGAGGATGTTTCTCAAATTTTTGAGGACTACAAATTTAGCGAGCTCGATAGGGTGCAGCAAGCAAGTCTAAAAGAGGTGGGTTTTGTCCAAACCGAAGCAGGTCTAAAGCTTGATGAAATGATCGAGGCCTATCACATAGAGGCCGAAGACTACAGTCCGGAAGATAGCATGAAAATAGCTGAAATTTTAAAGAGTTACCCCGATTTGAAACTTTTTTATAAAAATTTAAATCGACAAGACAAAGAGTGCTTCAGACAATTTTTTAAATATGAGTGCCACAAGAAATTTACCATTAAAGATCTTGTCAAATTTGTGAAATCGGGACTTACAGAGCACAAACCCTCTAGAAATATTTATAAACTAAGACCCGTAGGCAAGTACCTATATTCGATACTAGACAGCAAAAAGAAAACCAAAAATGAGGATAAAAAACTTCTAATGGATGCAGAGAGATACAGCAAAAGAGGCGATGAGCTGCTTCAAGAGGAAAAAAATAGATTACTAGCAGAAGAAGCTAAAAACGCTTTAGAGGCTCTACAATCGATTGAAATGCTTGAGACGGGTGTTGACTCATCTAAAGTGAAATACACGATTACAAGCGAAGAAAACCTGGTCTTTGTGTCTTTTGAGGATCAGTATAGAAGAAAAAATAGTCTACCCCCGATCCAGTACAGAGATTCTAATTTCAGAGATACCTTTAAATCTTACTTGAGCTTTGATCAAACACTACTTAAGAAATTGAATTTGCAGTAGCATAAAAAAATGCTCGAGCTTGTCCTTCCAGGCAACCCCACACCGTGGGCTAGCCCCACTTTCAGCAGATTCAAGGTCTTTGACAAGCGATCCAAAGAAAAAGATCATGCTAGAAAACTGCTTAGAGAGTGCTATAAAGGGGATCTGATCGCTTATCCTATCAAGCTTAAAATAGAGTTTTATTTGCCCATCCCTAAAAACACTTCAAAAAGTGCTAAAGAGGCAATGGAGCTAAAAAAAATACCTCATCAAAAAAAACCAGATCTTACAAACCTGATAAAATTTGCTGAAGATATGCTCAAAGGGATTGTGATTGTTGATGATAATCTTGTGTCAAAAATTGTGGCCCAAAAGTTTTACTCTTTCGAGCCAAGAACGATTTTCACTATTTCTACAATTCTCTAAGAGTTTGTGCTAGGAAAGGATAATTTTGAAAAAGCTATGTGCTCTCTAAGCTCAAGAAAAAATTTGTAGGCTTGTGAAGTGTCGGAGCCCTTTTCTATTTTTTTGATTTCTTTAATGAGATCGTTTTTGATATTCATTATAGTCCTCGGATTCAGAATAGAATGAATGTTTTTCATGATCGTAGGATCGCTTTTTGATGCTTCCAAAAGAAGAGTTTTCATTACATCTGTCAAAACCATATCTTTGTTTTTACCCCTTCTAACACCAACATTCGGACTCGGATAAATTCTCGGAAAAGCAGGATCAAGTATGCAACGCTTCAAAAGAGTAGAAAGCTCTAACTTCCCTTTCAACATGAGAGTTTGAAAAGTAGGACCAATGATCCTGTGAACATTATCACGAGACAAATATTTCAAAAGCTCATTTTCCCGAGTAGCATTCACTTTTTTCATGCTCAAAGTTAAAAGCTCTCCGATCGTCTTACCGTAAAACACCGGCTCTTCTCTTTTGCTCTCCATATAGACCCCTTTTTTTAATGTCAAAGTTTCAGGCGCATTTAAAAAATCAATTGTCATATTCGAATACCTACGCACTCATGCTCCATTTAACTGAAAAAAATTTAATTTTTCTACAGTTTATTTTTTTGAAAGTTTAATATACCGTTCATTTTAAATAACTTATAAATTACGATCAATAAAAAGTATTATTTTAATTAATCAACGCAGTATTCTGAAAAAAAAAATTTAAAGAGCTATCAAAAACTTTATTGAGCTTAAAAAACACCTGAACTATTTTAGAGTGGATAGAGAGAAAAAAATGCGTAGAAATGAAATTGCTAAAGAGATAATTAGACAAGCTCGCAAAGCAAAACTAAAAGAGACCGGAAGAACGATACCGATCGATTGGGATTTAGTAAAAAAACTTTTAAAGTCCGGCTGTAGTTCTCGATTAGTTGCGTCAAGCTTAGATATCGATCTACCATATTTGAGACAAAGAGCAGAAACAGAATTTCTAATGCCCTGGAAAGAGTTCAAAAATCGCTGGAAAGATGTCGGTATTAAAGAAATCCTCGAGGCTCAACACGAATTAGCAGTCTATCAGCAAGACCAAAAAATGCTGATCTGGCTCGGGAAAGTCAGGGCAGGACAAAAAGAAGCAGACCACACTCCAGCTGTGAATGCTAGTGCGGCCCAGAAAATATTTAAATGGCTGTGCGATGAAGAGCAAGATATAAGTAGTAGTGAAGATTTAGACGACTAAAAAAACCCTCCACAAAAGAGGGTTCAAATACGCTTGTCTAAGCATCAACAGCAACGGGCTCTTCAAAAACTTCCACAGAAGCACCCACAACAGCCGAATATTTTCCTACACTCAGCTGAAAACTTGTACTACAAGAAGTTAAAAGAAGAGCAGTGATAATTAGAAGTATTGTTTTAAAAAGCATAATAGCCTCATTAACGCAGTATTAAAAATTTTTATCGTTAAGATAGTTATAAAGGAGAACTAAAAGCCATTCCCCAAAAAATTCAAACATAATTATTTCCTAAATGAAGATTTAGACTTAAAAACGCAGTAATTAAACTTCCCATATCTCTCTTCCAACAATTCTCTAAAAACATGATCTGTAAAAAAAAACTTGTCTAAGTCGATTTCTACAAACTCTTGTTGATCTGTATGTTCATTCTTCTCCATGGGCCAACTCCATTCTGTAAATCTCACGCTCGAAAGCTTCTTCTTGCAAATTGTCCGCTAGCTCACCTAAAAAAGCTCTGGCCTCTTTTTCTGTGTAAAATTCCTCATCTTCAAAGAGAAGGCAATTAAGATCGACTTGAGAAAGAGGAATAGAAGAACCCTTGCACTTCAATGCTAAATAGTTGTCTTCTAAATGCCTTTGAAGATCTCGTAGAGTCCAACGCTCTGAATCAAAGTAGTCTTGCCACCTCTCAAATCTTCTTAGCTCTTGAGAATAAAAAATTGAATTCATAATTTATCGATGCCTCAATTTGTTTTTCCTTTTTAAACATTTCACTAAAATTAAAAATTCCGCGAAACAAATTCTCTATCATTCCTAAGCTTTTCACTAGCATATTCAATTGCCAAGCCGTGTCGTTTAACTGCTTCGAAAACAATTTCTCTATCGTTTTTAAGCTCCTCACTAGCATATTCAAGTGCATAGCCGTGTCGTTTAACTGCTTCGAGAACTATTTCTCTATCATTCCTAAGATTTTCACTAGCATATCTAAGTGCGTAGCCATCTTCTCTTACAGCTTCAAGAACAACTTCCTTATCATTTTGCAACTCAATGCTAGTACATTCAAGCGCAAAGCCGTCACTTTTCACAGCTTCAAGAACAATTTCGTTATCATTCTTTAGCTTATCGCTTGCGTACAAAAGTGCTAAGCCGTTTTGTTTAACTGCTTCAAAAACTATTTCTTTATCGTTTTGAAACTCATCGCTAGCGTTTCTAAGTGCAAAGCCGTTTTCTTTCACAGCTTCAAGAACTCTTTCTCTATCATTTCTCATACGAAAACCCCAGGGATAATCTTTTATTACGTACGCTGTTTCTTCTGATGTGTGATTGTAAAGATAGTTTCTCATTTTTATTGCCTCAATTTGTTGTAGTGCTTTCAAAAAGTTTCTTGTAGTATGAGTGTCATCGCTCATCTTCAACAAAATTTTCGGGATCTTTTAGATCTCTTCTTTGAATGTCAAAAATCTGACTGAATAAAAGAACCCCGCTTTCGTCGCGTGATTGTTCAATAATAGTGCCGCAATAAGTGATAAAATTTTCTTGAAATTTAGTAGAAGGGGTAGCGAATTCTCTTACAAGATTTTCTGGATAAAGAAGATAATCTTCTTCATCTTTCAAGTAAAAATCATAGAGTCTGTTTAGATCAAGCTGATACTCAATTTCGTTTTCCCAAGTCCCTTTTCTGTAAAAATTGGGGTGCCTGTCTCTAAACTTTCTGCAAGTTTCTAGAATGATTGAGATTTTTGGATCTTTGATAAACTCTTCATGTGTCAGTTTCATAATGTTGCCTTTTTGATTATTAATCTTTTCGTACATCATTTTTAAAGTTTCTATAAAGCGCTCTAATATCGTAAAGTAGCGCAAAATCTGACCAAAGATCATTTTTGTCAGACTGAAAAGAATCTATTAAAAGTTCTATGCCTTTGTCTGTGTTGATGAATTTCATTGTTGCCTCAAATTTTTTCTTTAGTTTCATCTTGTCTTTTCTAAGAAGAACAATCAGATTACACAAAATCTAGCACTTTGCTTCATTTAATTGCAACATTAAACAAACGAAAAGAAAAAAAACTGAAATAGAATAACTTTTGCTTTCTTTTATCTGCTCGTATGTATATATTGTAAGTATGCGTGTGAAAAGTTTTGAGACAGTTTTTTCAAATCAACAAAAAACTTCATTTAAAGAATCGACTGCTAAAATAAATATTTGGCAGGGCTCAGTTCGCTCGGGAAAAACTTACATTAGTTTGTGGCGTTTTCTTAAAGAGATCACTGATGCTAACACAAAAATGAAGCAAGGAGAGTTTGTTCTACTCGCTCGCACTTTTGATTCTATAAAGAGAAACGTTCTTCCGATCCTCCAATCTCTTATCGGCGATGACATGAAGTTTTGGTACGGCAAGCGCGAGATGTACATATGGGGTCGACTCGTGCACTTGATCGGTTGCGACGATGAGAGAGCTGAAACAAAAATTCGAGGAATGACAGCGTTAGGCGCTTACGTTGATGAAGCAACTATAATTCCCGAGAGCGTAATTAAGATGCTCGTGTCACGGTGTGCGATGGGAGATGCTCGAATCTTCATGACTACGAACCCCGACTCTCCATTTCACTTCATTAAAAAAGATTTTATAGATAACAACCCTGACGTCAAAAGTTGGAAATTCACTCTCGATGACAATCCGCTTGTTACAGAAGAGACAAAAGATTATTTGAAGCGTCAGTACAAAGGTCTCTGGTACCAAAGATTTATTCTCGGCGAATGGGTTATGGCGTCGGGTGCTGTCTACGACTTCTTCGATCAAGAAGTTCATGTAGTGAAAGAGAGCCCCGGTGTGCCCCTTTACTCTATTGTCGCTATTGATTACGGCACAACGAACGCAACAGCTTTTCTGCTCATCTCGTTTTTCGGCTCTAAGTATCCGAAAATCGTGGTAGAACAGGAGTACTACTGGGACTCTAAAGAAAGACAAAGACAAAAAACAGATAGTGAATACGCTGAAGATCTTTTAAAGTTCGTAAAGAATAAAAATATTTATGGAATCTATCTAGACCCAAGCGCTACTTCTTTTAGAACAGAACTCATCAGAGTTGGTCTAAAGCCAAAATACGCTTCAAACGAAGTTATAGAAGGGATTCGTTATACTGCTGACATGATAAGCGGGGGAGCTGTAAAGATTAGAGCGAACTGCGTAAATCTAATTCGATCTCTTCAAAACTACACTTGGGATCCGAAGAGTCAAAGTTCTGGTCAAGATCGTCCGCTCAAGATTGAAGATCACTTACCCGACGCCCTACGCTACGGAATCTTTTCACACTTTTATAAGAAATCTTCTGAAAAAGTTGACTGGGAAGAAGAGTTTAAGAAAGCTTTTTATGAGAATTCACCTGTGCCGAATCCTTTTCAAATTCCAGATCCAAACTTAAACATTCAACCCTATTTTTAAAATGATTATAACAATTTTTTCTATTATTGCAGGATTAGTTTTTCTTTTTTTAGTCTACTTCACAAGAAAAGAAATTGATCTTTTAGAGTCAGTTTTATTTGATGTAAGAACAGAGCTTTTCGAAGCTACAAAGAGTCTTAGAGAAACAAAAAATGAGCTTACAAATCTTTCTTTAAGAATGCTAGAGCTCGAGAGACAAAAGACGCTTACGAAAGCTAAAAAATAAGCTATTAGTTTTTTTTTGAGTTTTTAATGTGATTACTCTATCGTGAAGAGAAGTCAAAAAAAGGCTTTTCTCATGACTATGTTTCCTCAGCTTTCAGACACATATTATACAGATAATGATCATAATATTTTGAAACTGATGGACTACGTCTATGCTAAAAACATCACTATAAATCAATCTTTTTGGTCTGAAGCTGACATTGACTCTCGCTTCGAAGCTGGTGATCAAACGCTTTGGAACGACATCTACGGCAATCTTCCGGCGTTCAGGCGTAGGCAGTTTAATTTTAATAGAATTAAACGCGTCGTCAATATGGTCACAGGCTATCAGAGACAGCACAGAAAGAGCACTATTGTCACAGCTGTAGAAGGGTCATCAGATCAAACAGCCTCTCAATTTACTAAGATTCTTTACAACATCAATAACAACAATCAAGTTTTGGAGACTATCTCAGAAGCGTTCCACGGCTCACTGATCACAGGAATGAACTTACTTTCAGTGTCTCTAAACTATTCGAAAGATCCTGTGAACGGATCTATAGAAGTATCAAATAACGCTTATAACTCGTTTCTAATAGATCCTTACTTTAAAAAAGCTGATCTCAGTGACTGCAATAACGTATGGTCAAGAAAGTATGTCTCTAGAGAGCAAGCGAAAGCTCTTTTGCCCGGTAGAGAAAAAGATATCGAGCAAATGAGAGGCTGGGGGAATCGAGACGGAAAGTTTCAGTTTATGCCCGAGGCTTATAACTACGGGATGCAAGACCTGCTCATCTATGATGAATTTTGGTACTTAGATACTCGAAATCAAAAAATGATCGTCGACACTCAAACTGGTGAGTGCATGGAGTGGAAGGGCAACGATCAGGATCTCAAAGAGTACTTGAGTATGTTCAAGCAAGTGATTGCTGTAGACAATTTGATTCCGACTTGCAAGCTGGCTATCGTTGTTCAAGGCAAAGTCATGTACCACGGCTTGAACCCCTTGGGTATTGATCGGTATCCGTTTGTGCCGGTGTTTGGGTACTATAACCCTCACATTCCGTATTTTCCTTGGCGTATACAAGGGATGGTGAGAGGTCTAAGAGATTCACAATATCTTTATAATCGTCGTCGCATTATCGAGCTTGATATCTTAGAATCTCAAATGACTTCGGGCTTTATTTATAAAGAAGATGCTTTGGTGAACCCGAAAGATGTCTTTTTACAAGGGCAAGGGCGAGGACTCGCTATCAAATCTGAAGCGTCAATCGATGATGTAAGAAGAATTGAACCCCCGCAAGTGCCACCGTCCATGATTCAGCTTTCTCAGCTACTAGCACAAGAAGTAAATGAGATCTCGGGAGTCAATGAAGAGCTATTAGGTGCGGCGAAAGATGACCAATCCGGCATACTCTCAATGCTGAGGCAGGGTGCAGGACTCACAACACTACAAATTCTTTTTGATCACTTAGACCAGGCTCAAAAGCTCCTAGGCAACCTCTGTGTCGATTTAGTTCAAAATAATTACACTCCGGGTAAAGTGAAAAGAATCATTCAAGAAGAGCCGACACAAGAGTTTTATAATAGAGCATTCATGAAGTATGACGCAGTTGTAGAGGAAGGTCTCAACACTTCAACGCAAAAGCAGATGCAGTTTGCTCAACTGATACAGCTCAAACAAATGGGATTGCCGATCCCTTCCGATCAACTGATTGAAGCTTCTTCACTTCAGAATAAAGATAAGCTCATGAAGTCCCTAGCGATGCAAGAGCAAATTCAAGCGCAACAGATGCAACAACAAACACAACTTCAAGGTCAGATGCTTCAAAGTCAAATTGATGAAGCGAACTCAAGAGCGATTGCAAATAAGGGCCTTGGTTTTGAAAGAATGTCGCGAATGGAAGAGAACAGGGCGTTGGCTGTTGAACGGCTTGCAGAAGCGCAAAAAGACCGTGAACTTGCTATGTACGATAGAGTTAGAGCGGCAAAAGAGCTTACTTCAATCGATCTTGCACAATTAGAAAAAGCTTTAGACTTAATCAAAATGTTACAAGAAGAGTCTAAAAAAGAAGAGAAGAGAGAAGAGCTAGAACAAAGAGTGCCTCCCGCACAAGCACAATCCACAATGCCTGTGGCTCTTCAAGGAAATGCTTATGATCTATCATCTTAGTTTTGTCGGTTATCCGAATCCTATCAAACGTTTTTTTGCTTCGCAAGATACTCTTAAAATGTTTATTTTAAATTTATGGGCTAAAGTTCAAACAAAAATGAGCTTGGGCAGATTGTTGAGAGGGCTCTGGGTGGTCAAAATAAATCCTAGGAAATGTCCCAACTACAAACAACTTTTTACTACTATATGAGGTACTATGAAAAAGAAAGATGCTATGGAGAACGGTAAGAAAAAAGGTTCTTTCGTTACTGGCAATGATCCGATGGTTGGAAGAGGCGATTACGCTAATCTGCCCCAAAATGTTGTGATGGCACAATACCCAAGAAGTCCAGAGCTTAGAGGCGGATATTTGGATGATTCAATGAGCGGAATTGATGAGATCAATGCTTATGGTGCTCATCAAGCAGATAAATTTCAATCATACCAAAAATAGTATGGTCGGTTTACCCAAAAACGACAAAGCCCGTCAGGTAGCTCAAAAAGTAATGAGATCTACGGGCTTGGATAAAAAAAATCTCAAAGAACTGCAAAGGTGTAAAAATAAACCTTTGTCGATGCCGTACCTTCAACATTAAGGAACCTCTATGAAACAAGGGTATATGGATCGCCTAAAAGAGTCGTTAGCAATGCGAAAAGGCAAAAAGAAACAATCTCTCAAAGCGAGGGCCGATGAATCAAAGGGCATGGAAAAAGAGATGGGTAGGAAACCTTTCGAATCTGTGGCGAAAATGGATAAAGGCTCTAAAAAACTTTCTGGACTAAGCAAAGAACATGCTAAAGAATACGAGAAGTATTCACCAGCACAACTCAAAAAGCACATGAAAGGGGAAAAGGCTCTTCTTACAATTAAACTGATGGCCAAAAAGAAAAAATAGTATGCATAAAAAAAAACTATGGATACAAGAGGCTCTAAAGCCAGAGTCAAAGGGCAAGCTTCACAAGCAAATGGGTGTACCTGCAGGGAAAAAAATACCTGTAGGCAAGCTCGAAAAAGCAGCTCAAAAGGGCGGTAAGCTTGGAAAAAGGGCAAACCTTGCGTTAACTCTCAGGAGCTTTCAGCGTGGGAAGTAGATCTCCAAAACCGACCAATCCGGCTTTATATGCACGTGTCAAAGCAGAAGCAAAGAAGAAATTCAAGGTGTATCCGTCCGCTTACGCCAACGCTTGGCTTGTCAAAACATATAAAGCTCGGGGAGGTGGGTATGAGTCTTAAAAAATGGTTCGCTGAGAAGTGGGTAAACATCGGAAAGCGCAAGAATGGCTCTTTTGAGCCCTGTGGTCGCTCCAAGGCAAAACTTGAGTCAAAGGGTTACCCCAAATGCGTTCCTCTCTCAAAAGCCCAGCAAATGAGTCGATCTGAAATAGAGTCTGCCGTAAAACGCAAAAGAGCTAAAAAACAGGGTGTTGGTGGCAAACCGACATTGGTAAAAACAGATGCACCTAGTCGCTCTAAACCATCACGTTAAAGTTTTAGGAGAGTCACCATGGCAAAATACAAAACCCCTGCTTGGCAGAGAGCCGAAGGACAGTCGAAATCTGGCGGTCTATCAAAAAAGGGAATTGAGTCCTATAGACGAGAAAATCCAGGCTCTAAGCTTAGTATGGCTGTAACAGAGAAAGACCCAGGGCCAAAAAGAGAAGCACGTAGAAAGTCTTATTGCGCTAGATCCGCAGGACAAATGAAGATGTTTCCCGAAGCGGCAGCAAATCCAAAATCTCGTCTAAGGCTCGCTCGTAAGAAATGGCGTTGTTGAAAATTCAGTAATGCGTTAGATTTTTTTTGATCAAAAACAATGCTTGATTTCTGCTCTTTAGCTTTATGATCAAAAAGTGGCCAACGGTTTGGTAATGGAGTAGATTTTTAAAAAAAAAGAGAGGCCTAAACCTCTCTAATAAAAATTTCGTAAACAACCAGGGCGTTACTCCTTTCCCAATTTGGGAGTTAAAAGTTATTCTCTAGTTTCAAAAAGATAGTATTAATTACTCTCTTTTGTTATTTTAACAATAAATGATTCTTCAATTAAATCCAATTATTTCTATGCAAACCTCTAAAGGGCATGGATATGCAAATTTTCTCGTTGATAGTGGCGAGGAGGGGGAGATTTATTGGATTGTTTTTTTAGACAATTGTGAAATTTGGACATTTCGAAATTCTGAAGTAAGACTTTCAAAACATGTAACTCTTGGACGTTATGGATCAAGCACCTGAAAAAGATAAATACGACATAAACAAATATGGGAAAAAAGGGAAAAGAGTTGGTCAAGCGGTCTATGACATTTTATTAAAAGATTCTCCAACAATTACGACTGAGGAAATCCTTGATGGGTACCAGCACGAATTTGTAAAGGAATTTGAAAAGTGCATAGAGGAAAATAAGAATCGATACGAAAGTCCCTTTTATGTTTTTGTTTTGTCTCATAAAGAACCATGGGCTGACAATGTTGTTCGAAACTGGTTCATAGGTCGACAGACTGCTCCAGAATCCTACGAAATGATTTTACAATATCCAAACCACATGAAAACACTCTACAGAATAGATAAAGTAGGAAGAATAGAACTCGATTGGGTTATTCCTGGGATA